GGTAATTCGGACCCCGATGTTTTCCTAGATAAAAAACTCTCTAGTGTTCCTTCCATGAAACAATCGCATGGCTAACCGCGGCGCAGCAGACGTTGAACTTACGAAGTTAAATCAGCAGCAGATTGCTTTTATCTGCGGTGTAACTTCGCGCAGCATCCGCGACTGGGCCGACGCGCCACGCAATGCTGATGGGACATACAACGCGCAAGAGTTCGTCGCGTGGTTTTTGCAACGATCCTCTGGCGGCAACGGAGAGCGCGAGCATAACAATCAGCGCGAAAGACTCGCAGCCGCGCAAGCCGAAAAAGTCGAAACCGAAAATCGAGTGCGACGCGGAGAGTTGGCCGACACAAAACAAATGATTGAGATGTGGTCGGGAGTGCTCGCTGCGGTTCGTGCGAAATTACTTTCGATGCCTACCAAACTAGGGCCACAACTTGTCAACACAGCAGAGCCAGCAATCATCGTCGGCAGAATTAGAGCAGAAGTCTATTCAGCCCTTGATGAACTTGCCGCAGATTCGACAGAGGCTAGTGTCGATTCTCAAGCCGCCACCGAAATTGACGGTGAGCCAGTGGGCCGACCAATACCGGAGACTATCTAGCGAGGCATCCGCCGAACCCGGCGTATGGCGTACCTCTCGAGCACCGTACCAACGCGGCATTATGGATGCCGTCACGGATGAAACGGTCAAAGAGGTCTGGATTCAGAAATCCGCACAGGTAGGCTGGACGGAGATTCTCAACAACGTGATTGGGTATCACGTTCACCAAGACCCTGCGCCGATGCTGCTCGTGCAGCCGACGCTAGAGATGGCCGAGTCGTGGAGCAAAGACAGATTCGCACCGATGGTGCGGGACACGCCAGCACTGGCCGAACGGATCGCAGACCCCAAGGCACGCGACAGCGGCAACACGCTGCTGCACAAGAAGTTCACCGGCGGGCATCTGACGGTGGCCGGAGCGAATAGTCCTTCGGGTCTGGCCTCGCGGCCCATTCGGATCGTGTTATTCGATGAGGTAGACAGGTATCCGTCGAGCGCGGGCACAGAGGGCGATCCGATCTCGCTGGGCCGTAAGCGAACGGCTACGTTTTGGAGTCGCAAAGTCTTGGCAGGATCGACCCCGACCATCAAAGGATCGAGCCGCATCGAGGCCGGTTTCGAGTCGGGCGACCAGCGGTTCTACTATGTGCCATGCTCGCACTGCCGCGAGTTCCAGCGGCTCGTGTGGGCACAGGTTAAATGGCCCGAGGGTCAGCCAGAGTTAGCCGAGTACGTCTGTGTGGCGTGCGGTGCGATACTGACCGAGGCGGACAAGGCGGAGATGTTACAGGCGGGCGAGTGGCGCGGGAGCAAGCCATTCTCGGGTATCGCATCGTTCCACATAAGCGAGTTGTACTCTCCGTGGTCTACATGGGCGGAGATGGCGGTCGCGTTTATTCAAGCGAAAAGGTTTCCCGAAACGCTGCAAACGTGGATAAACACGGCGCTTGGGGAAACCTACGAGGAACGCGGCGAACAGGTGGAGACGGTAGGACTCGCGCAGCGACGCGAACCGTACACCGCACAGAGCATCCCAGAACAGGTGCTGATGCTCACGGCTGGCGTAGACGTACAGGACGACCGGCTAGAGGTAACTATCGTCGGCTTCGGCAAGGACGAGGAGACATGGATTGTCGAGCACGGCGTACTGCGAGGTGATCCTGGCAGCGATTCGCTGTGGCACGATCTTGACGGATACATGGCTCGCAAACGCGAGACCGAAGACGGACGACCGCTACTGATCGAGGCCCAGGCTATCGACTCTGGCGGTCACTTCACGCAGCAAGTCTATGCCTACTGCGCTAAACGCAAAGCGCGGCGCGTGTGGGCGATCAAGGGAGCCGGTGGCTTCGGTCGGTTGATCTGGCCGAAGTCAGCGGGACGGGCAGGGAAAACCTCGGCGCAGGTTTTTATAGTCGGTGTTGATACAGCCAAAGACGTGCTGTACGGGCGCATGAAGCGCGTACACCAACCGGGGGCGGGATACATTCATTTTCCCGTCTCGGTCGATGAGGTCTATTTTGACCAATTGACCGCCGAGACATTGATCTATCGCATGGTGCAGGGGCGGCGCGTGCGGTCTTATAAGCCGCGCTCCTCGGGCAGTCGCACGGAAGCCCTCGACTGCTTGGTCTACGCCTACGCAGCATTCATAGGACGCAACGGGCCGATGATATTGCCGAACCGCAAGGTCGAACCAGTTACCGAAACGCAAGTCACAGTACAACCGCAAAAACCACAACGTCGCCCCGTGCCTTCTCGCGGCGGGTGGATGAACGGATGGAGATAACGCATGGCCGATAAAAAAATCAGCGCACTGACATCGCTCGCCCAAGGAGACGTAGCCGCCTCAACGGACGTGCTCCCGATTGTGGACACGAGCGCAACGGAGACGAAAAAGATCACCGCCAGCGCACTCGTCGGCGCAGGAATGACCGCGGGCGTAACAAACGTCGATATCAATTCCGGCGCGATCGACGGCACAACCATCGGCGCAAACTCCGCCGCAGCGGGCACGTTCACTAACCTTACGGCATCGGGCACGGTGTCCTTTAGCGGCGCGACGGTCTCGAACGGCGGCGCGGTCACTACGATCGACATCAACGGCGGCACCATTGATGCCACAAGCATCGGCGCGAGCAGCGCATCGACCGGCGCGTTCACGACGCTTACCACCTCCTCGACGGTAACGCTCAACGGCGGCACCGCCAACGGCGTGTTGTTTTTGAACGGCAGCAAGGTGGCGACGTCGGGGAGTGCGTTTGTATTTGATGGAACTAACGTCGGCATCGGGACAAGTACGCCGGGGTCTCCGCTGGAGGTTAGAAAAGACCAAAACGCTGGCACGAAGTTGCTCATTCAGAATCAAAATTCTGGCGCAAGCGCACTTGTGGGCATTGATTTTCAGGCATATGGCGGCGGCTGGCAAATTGAAGTTCCAGCATCCGCCACGTTTGTCAATCCGTTGCGGTTTGGATTTAACGGCACTGAAAAAATGAGCCTCACCTCCACCACGCTCTACACAGCGTCGGGGATTAACGTCGGCATCGGGACGAGTTCGCCGGGTCAAAAGTTGGAAGTTGCAGGGAATATCTTCGTCAACACTAGCGGTAATCCATACGCAGAAATTAAGACTTCGGGTTCTGGCAACAACCCGTATTTAAAACTTACCGCTGATACAAACAGTTGGACATTTCAAGGCACTTTTTCCAACGCCAATGATGACCTTCTGGTGTTGTACAACGCGACAACGCTTCTTGATTTGACTAAAGATGGCAACCTCGGTCTGGGCGTAACGCCGAGTGCGTGGGGGGCTGGTAGTCAAGCATTGCAGAATGGCGGCGGGTCGTTCTTTCAATACAACAATGACCGCATTTTCATTGGGCAGAACTCGTATATTGACAGTTCGTTTAATGACAAGTTTATCGGTAATGGATATGCCACACGGTATCGGCAATACGCAGGTACGCATGCGTTTTATGTATCTACAGTAAGCAACAGTTCTGGCGCAGGCGCGTCACAATCTCTCACGCAGGCGATGACGCTGGATGCGAGTTCAAATTTGTTTGTCGGTGGAACAACCGGCAGCGCAAAACTAAACCTTCAAACAACTACGAACAGTTCATCTGATAGCGAATATATACGTCTTTATAACGCAGGTGAAAACGTTGGTTATATTTCGTGGATTAACGGCAATGGAGATTTGGCGCGAATTACCGGAACCAAGACTGGCGGCGGCGCGTCTGCAAATGATGGAATTTTAACTTTCTCCACTGCGCTTGACGCATCTCTTACCGAACGCGCCCGCATCACCTCGGGGGGCTATAGCAAGTTTAGCAATGCGGGGACGTATGAGGGCAGCACGGCTGCTTATCACGAATTAAGAACAGACCAAACTGGTGATACAGTTGTTATTTCAAATACAAACGGAAGTCAAGTTGGTTCAAACATTTCGCTTTCAACCGCTCGCGCAGCGGGAACAAACGCTTTGTTTTTGTACGGGACTGCCAATGCCGTCAATACTTTTAATGTTTTTAACAACGGCAATGTCACCAACACCAACAATTCATACGGCGCTATTTCCGATGCCAAGATGAAAACCGATATTGTGGACGCGGGTTCGCAATGGGCAGACATAAAGGCTGTGCGGTTCCGCAAGTTCAAGATGAAGGATGACCCGCAGCAAATCACGCAGTTGGGTGTTGTGGCGCAGGAACTTGAGCAGACCTCGCCGGGGTTGGTTGACGAACATGCCGACCGTGACGCAGAGGGCAACGACCTTGGCACCACTACCAAGTCGGTCAAATCGTCCATCTTGCTAATAAAAGCCGCCGTCGCCCTGCAAGAAGCAATGGCCCGTATTGAGAAACTGGAAGCCGAAATGGCTTTGCTGAAAGGAGCATAATTAAATGTCTACGGTAATCACATGGAACATCTCGGTTCTTAACTGCATCCCGCAAACCGCAGAGGGCGCGGATTACGTCATCTGCTGTCACTGGCAGTGCAACGGCGTAGACGGCCAATACAACGGCAGCGTCTACTCGACCTGTTCGTTTCCCGTCGTGCAGGGTGAATTCACCCCATATAACCAACTGACGAAAGAGCAAGTGCTGGGCTGGATTTGGGCCAACGGCGTGGATAAGGCCGCGACCGAGGCTGCGGTGGAGGGGCAGATTCAGAACCAAATCAACCCGCCCATCGTGTCGCCGCCGCTGCCGTGGGTGACGCCGTGATTAAACTAGAACTGTCCATTGAAGAAGTGAACGCAATCCTGCAAGTGCTAGGCGACTTGCCAACTAAAACTGGCGCATGGCCTCTGGTGTTGAAGATTAAAGAGCAGGCAGAGCCACAGGTTCCGCCTTCGGAGCCGGTACAATAAATCTAGGGGTAGTCTATGGCTAACCTTTTTGACTCTGCGAATTATCCGACCCGAGAGCCGACCGCTCTGCAAGCGGGCGATCTCTGGGCGTGGAAGCGCACCGATTTAGTCACGGACTACCCATCGTCGGCCTATAGCCTTTCGTACATTGCGCGTCGAGAGATCACGGGCGAGAAGATTTCTATCTCGACCACCGGCTCGACCGAGGCTTACACGGTCTCGGTTTCCTCGACGACGACAGCCAACTACGAAGAAGGCCGGTATCACTGGGTCGCATACATCATCCGCACCTCGGACTCTGCCCGTATCGAAGTCGACAAAGGCGTGTTCGAGGTTGCGCCGAACCGCTCGACGAGTTCAGTTGATCCGCGCTCGTTCGCGCAGATTGCGCTGGACAATATCGAAACGTACTTAAAAGACCCGACCAACCTTGCAGCCGCGTCCTACTCGATTGCCGGACGCTCGCTCTCGCGCTGGAATCGTGCCGACCTTTTGACCGAACGCGAACGGCTCAAGGGCGAGGTGACGCGAGAGCGCAGGGCCGAACAGATCGCCAAGGGATTGGGAACTAACGCCACAATTCGCGTGAGGTTTACGGCATGAGTCTACTCGACTATTTCAAAAGACAAACGCCAAAGCCTCGTAAACGATCCTTTGACGCAGCAAACACCGGACGGCTTTTCTCCGACTGGCTCGTTCAAACCAAGACCGCCGACAGCGATCTACGCTATGCGCTCAAGGCCATGCGTGCTCGCTCGCGTGATCTCTGCCAAAACAATGACTATGCGCGACGGTATCTTGATCTCGTAGCAACCAACGTCGTCGGGCCGCGTGGCATCACTTTACAGGTGCGTGCGCGTGAGCAGACGGGTGCGCTCGATCAAGTAGCGAACCAGCAGTTAGAGGCGGCGTTCTATGCGTGGGCGCAGCCGGGCGTGTGTACGGTAGACGGTCGGCTGTCGTGGATCGACGCGCAGCGCGTCTTTATCGAGAGCGTAGCGCGAGACGGCGAGTGCTTTGTGTTGTTCGTAGAGGACAATGCAAACCCATTCCGTTTTCGCTTACAGTTCATTGATCCCGACCTTGTGGATCAAGACAAGAACGAGATTCTGGCAAACGGCGGTCAGATTCGCATGGGCATCGAGATAGATGCCTCTGGCCGTCCGGTCGCTTACCATGTGCGGGTACGTCCGCCCGATGATTATCAGATCGGCACCACGAACCCCAAGACAGAGCGCATTCCAGCCGAGCGCATGATTCACGCATTCCGCGTGGATCGTATCGGCCAGAATCGCGGCAGTCCGTGGACAGCCACCTCGATGACGAGGCTAAAGATGCTCGGCGGTTACGAAGAGGCCGAGTTAGTCGCAGCGCGAGTGTCGGCTTCCAAGATGGGTTTTTTTGTCTCGGAGTCCGGCGATGAGTACCAAGGCGATGGCACCGCACCGGACGGCACGCTCAATATGGACGTACAGCCGGGCCAGTTCTCGCAATTGCCCGCTGGCGTAGACTTCAAGGCATACGATCCGCAGCATCCCTCGACGGCTTTTAAGGACTTTGAGAAAGCGATGCTGCGCGGTATAGCCTCCGGCCTCGGCGTGTCTTATACGTCGCTGGCGAATGATCTGGAGGCGGTATCGTATTCGTCCATCCGCCAAGGACTGCTCGAGGAGCGCGACCATTGGCGCACCGTGCAGCATTGGGTCATTGAGCATTTCTGCCAGCCGGTTTATCTGCGCTGGCTGCGACAGACGCTCGACTCTGGCGTGATTAACCTTCCGGCAAACAAGTTCTTCAAGTTCAGCGCGACCCAGTGGGTGCCGCGTGGCTGGCAGTGGGTTGATCCGCGCAATGAGGCGGAGGCGCAGATTCTCGCTATCAACAATGGCTTGATGACAAAGACGCAAGCCCTTGCAGAACGCGGGCTTGATCTTGAGGACGTACTGCTAGAGCAGCAAGCCGAAACCGAGTTGAGCGGCACGATCGCACCGGATAGCGCAATCTCTGTGGCGAGCGATGCGGAGCAAGCATTCACGGGCGTGCAGATCACTGCAATGATCGACGTGCTTGCGAAGGTGAGGGAGAACATTTTGCCGAAAGACTCGGCGGTTCAGATTCTCATCCAGTCGTTCCCGATCAGTGCTGAAGATGCACGCAAGATGGTTGATCCGATTGAGCCGATGGAGTTCGTTCAGACCCCAGTCAGACCGGCTGTTGCGGTGGAGGCATAACTATGGCCGCCAAGTACGACATCGTTTGCGATCAAGGCGCAACCTTCAGCCGTCAGTTGACATGGCTCGACGATTCATCGAGCGCGGTAAACTTGACCGGCTACACAGCGCGTATGCAAGTGCGCGAAACGGTCGAGTCATCCTCGACGCTGCTGTCGCTGACCACGGAGAACTCGCGCATTGCTCTCGGCGGCACGGCTGGCACTATCACGCTAACCGTAACGGCAGCGGATACGGCAGCGGTCGTCGCCGGTCACTATGTCTATGACCTCGAGTTAGTCTCGGGCAGCACGGTGTATCGGCTCGTGCAGGGTTGCTTCACTGTAGACGCAGAGGTGACGCGATGACCGAGCGCATCATCGTTGACGAAACTTTGCAATCGGTCGTCATTGAGGAGTCGAACAACGAGGTTGTCGTTCGCACCGGCTGGCCCGATGGCGCGAAGAAAGGCGCGAACAGCGACATCACCTCGATGTCGGGGCTCACTGGCGGAGTTGCCACGCCCACATATATCGATTTCGCAGCGGCTGGTGCCACCGATGCCGAGCGCCGACTGGCGTGGAATCCCGACACGGGCACAGTGCAGATCGGCATGGTCGGCGGAAACGTACAGGCCGAACTCGCTCAGACGCTCTATGCCTATGTTCACAACGCTGAAGGATCGACGATTGCCAAGGGCAAGCCTGTCTATCTCTATGAAGCGACAGGCAACAAAGCATCGGTGAAACTGGCCTACAACACCACGGACGCGACCTCTGCCAAAACTTTTGGCCTCGCAGCCGAGAGCATCGCATCGGGCGCAAACGGTCTAATCATCTGCCAAGGCGTGCTCGATAAGATCAACACGAGCGCATATAACGAAGGCGACACTCTATACCTCGGCGCGACTGCTGGCACGCTTACGGCCACGAAGCCGAAAGCACCGAACCACATTGTTTATGTTGGTATCGTTGAGCGGGCCAATGCTGGAAACGGGCAGATTTATGTCCGCGTGCAAAACGGCTACGAACTGGACGAAATCCACGATGTGCAAATCAACTCGCCCGCCAATGGGCAGTTGATTATTTACGATGCCGCCACCAGCCTCTGGAAGAATGCCAACCTCACGGCGGGCACCGGCATCTCGATTACGAACGGCGCAGGGTCGATCACCATTTCCGCGCCAGAGAATGGCACGGTCACGAGCGTAGCAACCGGCACAGGATTGACGGGCGGCCCGATCACCTCGACGGGCACGATCAGCCTCGCCAACACAGCCGTCAGCGCAGGGTCATACGGCAGCGCGTCCGCTGTGCCGACCTTTACAGTGGACGCACAGGGCCGACTCACGGCGGCATCGAATACGAGCATCGCTATCGCAAACACGGCGGTTAGCGGCCTCGGTACGATATCCACGCAGAATGCCAATAACGTCACGATCAGCGGCGGCTCGGTCTCGGGAATTACCGACCTTGCTATTGCAGACGGTGGCACCGGAGCCTCGGACGCATCGACCGCGCTCTCTAACCTCGGTGGCGTACCCACAGGGCGAACCGTAAGCGCAGGGACAGGGCTTTCTGGCGGCGGAGACCTCTCGGCCAATAGAACCATCAGCCTTGCAAATACCGCCGTCACAGCGGCCTCGTATGGCTCTGCATCACAGGTTGCGACCTTCACGGTAGACGCGCAGGGCAGACTCACCGCTGCGAGCAATACGTCGATCTCGATTGCTAACACGGCGGTTTCTGGTCTGGGCACCATGTCTACCCAGAATGCCAACAGCGTCAGCATCTCCGGCGGTAGCGTTTCCGGCATTACCGATCTGGCCGTGGCCGATGGCGGCACAGGCGCGTCGTCAGCCTCTGGCGCACGCACGAACCTGTTGCCGACTTACACCAGCAACGCGGGCAAGGTGCTCGCCGTCAACATCGGCGGCACGGATGTCGAGTGGATCTCGGCTGGCGGCGTGGGCACGGTCACGAGCATTGATGTCTCGGGCGGCAGCACTGGGCTGACCACATCCGGTGGCCCGATCACAAGCAGCGGCACCATTACGCTGGCCGGTACGCTGGCCGTTGCGAACGGCGGCACAGGCTCGACCACGGCGGGCGCGGCTTTGACTGCTTTAGGTGCTGCGGCATCTGCCACGACCATCTCGGCTGGCACAGGGTTGAGCGGCGGCGGCGATCTGTCTGCGAATCGCACCATCTCGCTCGCCAATACCGCAGTGACGGCAGCATCCTACGGTTCGGCGTCCCAAGTTGGGACATTCACCGTAGACGCGCAGGGTCGATTGACTGCCGCATCGAACACGTCGATTGCGATTGCAAATACCGCAGTCAGTGGCCTTGGCACAATGTCGACGCAAAACTCCAGTGCGGTAACCATTCAACCCGCAGCATCGGCTACGCCGAGCAGCAACGGAGACATGGTGTTTGAGTTGACCGACAATTCCACGCTCACGATCAAGGTCAAAGGCAGCGACGGCACGGTTCGTGTGGTAGCCTTAACATTGACGACGACGGCGGAATCGTTCTTGAGGCTTGAGTAATGGCTGTCGACACAAAGCCCACAGAGGCAATGGCAGCAGAGGCCGCTCGCGGATTAGAGTGGCGCGAAGAGTTCGGACGCGGCGGCACAGAGGTCGGCGTTGCTCGTGCTCGGGACATTAAGAATCGAGCGAATCTTTCGCCCGAAACGATCCGAAGGATGGTGAGTTACTTTGCAAGACACGAAATCGACAAAGAAGCCGAGGGCTTCCGTCCGGGCGAAGAGGGCTACCCGTCCGCAGGGCGTATCGCGTGGGCACTCTGGGGCGGAGACCCCGGTCAGAGTTGGGCTAATCGAAAAAGCGCGGAACTGGATCGTGAAGATGAGGGACGAAATATGGACAAGGTAGAAACAAGGCACGTCGTCGCTGTCGTCGAGGACGAGGCAACCGTTACAGTGACATTCGCCAAGTCGGAGTACGACATGGACGAAAGCGAGGAAGCGGACGAGGCTATCGAGGCGCTGGAAGAAGCCGCCGAAGATGGCGAGGAAATCTTCGCCGAGGGCGAGCGTCCCAAGGATATGTACGGCAACGAACCGTATGAAGAGGACTACGCTGGCCCTGCCAAGCGCAAGGGGCCGACCGAGCGTGTATTCCGCGCGGCGATCTTTGAGCGTGCGTCCATCATGGAAGACCAGCGTCGTGCGACGTTGGCCTTCTCGAGCGAGATGGCGGTCGACCGCGGATGGGGCATGGAAATCCTCGACCACTCGCCCGGCTCAATCGACATGGAGTTTATTGGCAGTGGCCGTGCGCCGCTCCTTGTAGATCACGAGATGGCCGACCAGGTCGGCGTCGTGGAGCAGATCAGCCTCGGAGCAGACCGCGTGGCGCGGGCTGTCGTGCGCTTTGGGAAAAGTGCGCGAGCCGAGGAAATCTGGCAGGACGTAAAGGATGGCATACGGTCAAACGTGTCTGTCGGTTACGTTATCAGCGAGATGGTATCGGACGGAAAGCAAGGAGACCGGGAGGTTTTCCGCGCAGTCAGTTGGATGCCGCTCGAAATTAGTATCGTATCTATCCCGGCAGATACCAGCGTCGGCGTTGGTCGTGCGATCAACACTGCGCCGGTTGCCGAACCTAAAATCATTGTCAAGGAGACAAAAATGTCTGACGAAATCAACAGCGTCCGTGAGGATGCAGCAAAGGCCGAACGCGCCCGCGTTTCGGCGATCATGGATCTGGCCTCGCGTCACAACCATCGCGAGTTCGGCGAGTCGGCGATTCGTGACGGAGCCTCGATCGAGCAGTTCCGTGGCGCGTTGCTCGACAAGGTGGCCTCCAAGCCGCTGAACGTTGACCACGAGGTCGGCCTCTCCGATAAGGAAGTGCGCTCGTTCTCGTTCGTTCGTGCGATCAAGGCTTTGTCGAACCCGCAGGATCGTCGTGCCCAAGAGGACGCGGCTTTCGAGTTTGAAGTGTCCGAAGCCGCCGCGAAGAAGGAAGGCCGCACCTCACGCGGTCTCTTGATTCCGGTTGATGTGCTGTACGGGAAGCGCGATCTGACCACCTCGACGGCCTCTGGCACGGCGAAGGCGGGCAACCTCGTTGCGACCGATCTGCTGGCTGCGTCGTTCATCGACGTGCTGCGTAACAAGATGGTGCTTAACACCCTCGGCGCGCAGTTCCTCACGGGCCTCAACGGTAACGTTGCCATCCCGCGCAAGACCTCGGCTTCTTCGGCCTACTGGGTCGCCGAGAACAGCGCACCGACGGAGAGCACCAACGCTCCGGCGTTCGATCAAGTCACGATGTCGCCGAAGACCCTCGGTGCCTACGTTGACATCAGCCGCCGCTTGATGCTCCAGTCGTCGCTCGACATCGAGAACCTCGTTCGCAATGACTTGGCTACCTCGATTGCCGTGGCGATGGACGGTGCTGCGGTCGCTGGCTCGGGCAGCAACAAGCCGACCGGCGTGCTCAACACGTCGGGCATTGGCTCGGTGACGCTCGGCACGAACGGTGCTGCGCCGACTTGGGCGATGGTGGTGAACCTCGTGAAGGAAGTGGAGACGGACAACGCGTTGACCGGCTCTGCGGCGTTCCTCACGAACGGACAGGTGAAGGCGAAACTCTCCACGACCTCTCGGCAGTCGAGCGGCGTGGAAGGCAACTTCATCCTCGGCCCGGATATGGCGAACCTGTACGGCTACCCGATCTACGTTTCGCAGCAGGTTCCCTCGAACCTCACGAAAGGTTCGGGTTCCAGCCTCTCGGCCATGCTGTTTGGTGTGTGGAGCGATCTGCTCATCGGCCAGTGGTCGGGTATCGACATCCTCGTCGATCAGTACAGCGGTTCGAATGCCGGTACGGTGCGTGTCGTGGCGTTCCACGATTGCGACTTCGCCGTGCGGCACCCCGAGTCGTTCGCCGAGTGCAACGAGATCGTCACGACCTAAGAGTGATTGATCTAGCCGCATTGGAGGGTCGCCATCGGGGGCAGCGTTGCGCTGTCCTGGGTGGTGGCCCGTCCTTGGTGGAAGACATCAAGGCGGTGCAGCCACTGTTATTGCAGGGGGGCGTGTTGGTTGGAGTCAATCAGCACGCTCTCCTGCTCTCTCTTGATTACATTGTTTACCAAGACAAAGAACTCTGGCCGTTGTTGAAAGATCATGCGCCAGTGATTTCGCACCACAAGGATGCGTGCGATATTTGGTCGGGCATCTGTCCCGACTTCGGATTCTCCGGCGGCACGGCAACGTGGATCGCTGGATTTATGGGCTTCGACCAGATATACATCTGCGGCTGCGACAACTACATGAGCAACCGGCGGTACTGGCACAGCAAGTTAGGCGATCTGCGCGTCGAGGAAGGTATCTCCAACGTGCAAGCATGGATCAAGGTTCGGGACTACATGAAAGAACCCGAACGAGTACGAGTGGTTTCTGGCTGTTTAACACAGGTATTTCAAGGATTATGAAAGTCGAGATGATCCGATCCCGTCTTTACAACGGGCAAACGCTTGAACGTGGCCGGGTGGTCGAAGTAGACCCGACCTTCGGAAAGTGGCTTGTGGGCCGTGGCATGGCGGTCGAGTACAGCCGCCCGTCTTTCTTCCAGCCAGAGCAGCCGAAACGTGGACGACCGCGCAAAGGAGATTGAAAAGTACCGCGACGTCTATAGCCGCTATCCGCACTACGCGATGGCCGACGATAGACTGCACCCCGTCCGTGCCGCATTGAGAGCCTATAAGGGTGCTTTGCTGGACGTATCCTGTGGCAGGGGTGAGTTGATCCGCGAGGCCGCCGTAATGGGTTTTAATCCCGTTATAGGCACGGAGGCTGTGCCGGAACTGTGTGGCGGCAATGTGCAAAACGCCACCATCACGAGCCTACCCTTTGCCGACAAGTCGTTCGACGTAGTGACTTGCATCGACGTAATCGAGCACATTCTGGAACCGGACATCGTGCCTGGGCTGCGAGAACTCGAGCGCGTCTGCCGTGGGACAATCATCATTGCTGCAGCCGATTACCCTACATGGTGGGACGGGGTGAACCTACACCCTTCGGCGCGACCATACCCGGAGTGGCATCGGCTATTCAGCGAGACCTTCAGCGGTACGGTGCGATTGATCGGGCCGACCTCAACCAGCGAAATGTGGAGCGTGACGTATGCCAGTTGAAAGCGCATTCGACCGCTCGGCATTTGTATCGGATGCGGCGGTGACCTTTATCTACAAGAACCAAGGCACGCGCTATACCATGCGCGGCATATTCGACAGCGACTATCAAGGCGTGAACGTTGCCGATCCCGAGTTCGCTAGCGATCAGCCGCAGATCACGCTGCCAACCTCTGCGCTGCCCTTTGAGCCACTGCAAGGCGATAAGGTTTACTATAACGAAGAGGTCTACAACGTCCGCAATTTCCGAGCAGATGGCACAGGCATGACTGTGCTCGTCCTCGAAATCACAACGGGCTTGTCTGCGCCATGAGTTTTGAGAGCGCATTTGATCGACTGTCGATGGTGGCCTCGACGGATTGGGGCACATCGGCTGTGTATCAAAACCGCAAGACGCGGTTTCCGATTGTCGGCATATTCGACAACAACTACCAAGGCGTTGACGTTTCCGAGGTCGAATTCGCAAGCAGCACGCCGATCTTGACCATCCCTACGGCAACGCTGCCGTGCAAGCCGGTAGTCGGCGATTTCGTGATTATCGACTGCCGGAACTACACGGTTCGGAACTTTCGCGCAGACGGCACGGGTATGACCGTGCTGCATCTGGAATACATGACCGAGTTGGAAATCGCAACGGTTAACAATCTGCTACTGCAAGACGGCTCTAATATGCTGCTGGAGAACGGCGGCTTCATCTTGCTTGAGGTGAGCAACTGATGGCACACGCACGCACACAAGTACGCAATGCCGTGGTCTCGGTGCTGCAAACCGCAGCGGTCGCCGATACGGTGTCAAAGTCTCGGGTCTATCCGATCCCTGCCGACACGGTATCAATGGCACTGGTCTATACCAATGCCGAGGCTATCCCGCAGACCACGCTGACATACCCGCGCAAGTTCGAGCGAGAATTAAATCTTGTCGTCGAATGCGTGGCGCGAGACTCTGACTATTTAGACGACCGCCTCGACCGATTGTGCGAGGCAGTCGAGAACGCCATCGGAGCGGACAACACGCTCGGCGGCGTGGTAAAGGATTGCGTGTTAAGCGACACGCAAGTGACGCTAGACTTTAGCGGCGATGCGCCAATAGGGTCGGCGAGAATGCAGTTCCGTGTGTCTTACCGGACTGCGGAGACAGACGCAGGGACTATCATTTCGTAAGGAGATAAAACATGGCAAATCATCATGGCTCGGAAGGCGTGGTTCGGGTTGGCGCAAACACTGTCGCCGAGGTGACGGGTTTCTCGTTCACCGCGACGGCGGAGTACGCCGAGGACACCACCCTCTCGGATACGGCAAAGACCTACAACGTGACCGCGATCACCTCGTGGAACGGCTCTGTGACGGCATTCTGGGACGAGACGGACACCACTGGCCAGATCGCTCTGGCTCCTGGTGCTAACGTTTCGCTCGTGCTCGCGCCAGAGGGTGTAACTGGCGACGATACGCGCTACACCGGAAACGCTCTCGTGACCGAGATCACGCGCAACGTGCAGCGCGGTGCGATCACGGAAGTCACCTTTAACTTCATCGGCAACGGTGCTCTGTCTGCCGTTACTTCTTGATATAGCGAGGACTTATGAACTGGAAAGAACAGGCGAAATCGCAATTTGCTGAACGGCGCAAGCCGGAGACGCTCGTTGCGATACCTGTATCGGCTTGGAAAACGACTGTGTTTTTCTGGCCGGACATGACGCTCGCCGAGCGTCGTGAAATCTTTATGCTGGCAAAGCAGAAAGGCGACGAAACCGTGCTAGACCTAGAGGCGATGGCGATCACGCTGATCGTTCGCGCTAGGGATATCGAGGGCAAGCGTCTGTTCAGCAAAGCCGAGCGCATGGAGTTGATGAACGACTACGATCCCGAGGTTATCGCGGAGATCGTGTCGGCCATGAACACCCCAGTTCCAAGCATTGAGGACGCAGAAAAAAACTAATAGAGGACGGGCATCTCCGAGCGATTTATGCTCTCGCGCTACGGCTGCACGTCCTCCCCGAGCAAGTTTTTGAGATGACAGAGAGCGACTTCTACCATCTTCTCGCGGCCTGTAAGTTGGAAGCGGAAGAGCAGGAGAAATCATGGCGCAAGCACAAGTAGTCCTCACAGCGGTTGACCGCACGCAAGTTGCGATCAACTCCGCACTCAAGGGAATGAAAACCTTGGAGCGGACGGCAAAAGTAACCGCCCGCGCTGTGAATCTTGCCTTCGGCCTTTTGAGCGGGACGATCCTTGTGAGCGCGTTCGGTAAAATTACCGAAGCCGCAAAGAAGACAGAAGAAGGACGACGCGCACTTGATGACTTTAACAAGGCGCTAAAAGATCCGGCGTTAGTATCCGCTGCCAACTCATTCACGACAACGATAATCAAAGGCTTCACGGAAGTGGTGAAGTTCGCTGCAGAGGCAGCAAAGGCGACAACCAAACTTGGGCGCGATCTTGGGTTGATTGCACAGCCTGTAGATCCTTCGCAGTTTGGTAAAGGCGAAGGTGGTAGGAGAGGCCGTGCGCCACAAGTAGATCCACTCAATAGAATGGAAAACGAGTGGAAGTTCCGACAACAGATGACGGAACTACAAAGCAAGCGAGACAAAGAGGCGGCTGCCCTTTCTGCCAAGTTGTTAGAAGGTCTGCGACGCGATAACGATCTCACCATGACCGAGATCGAAAGAACGGTTATGGAGTTCAAAGAGTTCAGCGCGGCGATAGATCGGCAAATGAACGCAAAGCAACCGCTAGAGCGCGGGCTTGCTCAAGCGAGAATGTCAGAATTTCTAGAGAGAATTCTTCCAGAGGTCGAGGTCACTGGTAAAAAAACGCCAGTGCAGGAATTCAAAAAAGCAACCGACCAAATGCAAGAGTTTGCCAAGGCAGCAGCCGAAAGCATCCAGTCGAGTTTTGCGGACTTCCTTTTTGATCCGTTTAAGAACGGACTGAAGGGTATGCTCTCCGGCTTCCTAAACGTGATTCGCCGCATGATTGCAGAGGCCGCAGCAGCGACCATCTTGCAATCGCTGTTCGGCGGGTTCGTTGGTAAAGGCGGATTCCTTGGAGCCTTGGCCGGTGCGCTCATTCCACGCGCAATGGGCGGCTCGGTCTCTGCTGGCACCCCGTATCTGGTCGGCGAGCGCGGGCCGGAGATGTTCGTGCCTGGCACCTCTGGCAACATCGTGCCCAATAACAAAATGGGCGGCGTCACCGTCTCGCCGGTTTACAATATCGACGCTCGCGGTGCGAGTGCTGATCTACAAGATGCGCTGCCGGGTATCCTCGCGGAGAATAACCGGCGCATATTCGACGAACTCGACAGACGCTATGGGATAGGCCGATGACAGACTATGTATTGCCGCCCGACCTCGTTGCGTCGGATGTAGAGTGGAGCCTGTTCGACAGTACGGCAGTGTTCGCATCGCCGCTTTCTGGCGCAGTGCGTACGGTGTCGCGTCCCGGCACTCGCTGGGGCGTGCGGATGACCTTTCGCAGCGTGTCGGATCAGAAGCGACGACGACTGATGTCGCTGATCGCTATCCTGCGAGGCCGTGCCAATCGCGTGTGGCTTACCGATCCCGCCTATACCCTCTCCGGTTCTTTCTCCTGCCCAGAGTTACTGACCAACAATGCAGCAGTTACAAATACAAATGCATTCAGTTCCAGCAATGCTGAACTCGTCCTTTCGGCTGATAGCCATCTTGGTTTGCGCCTCACTCGCACTGGCGTTACTGGCGACCGTTATGTTTATCAGTCTGCCGCTACTACTGTTGCGAGTGCTCCTTACGCGATACGGATGCTCTTGGCCGCTGGTAAGGGCAACGCTCGAGCCTCGATGGAGGCTGGTACGTCGCAAGGTGCGACAGATGTTCTAAACGGCGCAACGCGCACGTCGGCCGGAATGTATGTGGACAGTTTCACAGCATCTGGCACGAGCACGCATCTGTCCTTCTACGACTACATTTCGGGACGCGCTGCGGGCGACTTCCAGTTTCTCTCGTGGGTATCCTCGGCTCGCTGTGCGCTGGTCAATGGCGCATCGCAGACAGGCGGCACGCTTATCATCGACGGCCTGCCGACATCGACCAACGGGCTTGCAAAGGCTGGCGACTGGTTCGAAGTCAATGGCGAACTCAAGCGCATGACCGCTGACCTTAACTCCGACTCATCTGGGAATGGCTTTCTGATGTTCGAGCCTACGCTGCGAACGTCTCCGGCCAACAATGCGCCAGTGATCTTTCGCTCGCCAATGGGCCGGTTCATCGTGGCCGATGAGTCAACGTCTATGGGTACGCGGCCCGGTATCATCTCCGATGTCACGCTGTCCTTTGTTGAGGACATCACATGAGTCGTTTTGTCTCTGCCACTAACGAGACAGAGGCCGACAAACTAGCCGTAACCGTTGTCGTGCTGGCTGATCTCGACTTTGCCTCCGGCATGGTACGGGTACACGACGGCTCCGGCACGTTATCGTTTGGCGGTAATTCTTACCTTGGCGCGGGGCAATTCGCTGGCGTTGACATCATCGACGAGAACATCGACATCGTGGCACGCGGCATAAAGTTATCGCTGTCGGGTGTTGATTCGACGTTCGTTGTGCCGACGATGACCGAGGTCTATCAAAACCGCGATGTGACCATGTATCTCGGCTTTGTAAGTCAGACCACAGGCGCACTCATCGCCACGCCAGAGACCATCTGGGAAGGGCGAATGAACCAAATGTCCTTCAAGATTAACAATGGCAGCGCAGTTATTGAGTTAACTTGTGAGCATCGTTTACGCCGTGAGCCTCGAATTGCTAGGTATACCGATGAGGATCAGCAACTCGCATATAGCGGTGATCGGTTCTTCGATCTGATGTATGCGATACAAGGATTTATCGGCAAGTGGGGCGCACGCGATGCAACCTATGGCGGCGCACTTATTCAACCGAATCCTGCTCAACCGCGAGAGGTCAAGAAAGTCTGATGCGTAGGCATGACTGGGCAAGCAAACTGCACGAGCATATTGCGGCCAATGCCAGCAGTAGGTTTTCGTGGGGCGACAATGACTGCTGCTTGTTCGTGGCGCGTGCAGTTGATGTGATCTGCGACACGGGACACGCCACTAGTCTTGCGTCTCGTTACTATGACGAGCCTACCGCACAGGCTTACATCGCGCAGTCGGGCGGAATCGCTGCGGCAGTCGATACATTTATCGGCCCTCATAAAACAGAAGGTCGGCCAATGCGCGGTGACGTTGCCTTAATCAAGCATAACGATATTGATGCTCTTGGAATTTGTATAGGTCGAGATATTGCGGTCAAGACAACTGACGGAATTAGTTATGTTGATCGCTCCGCCGTGCTTTTTTATTGGAGCATATAAGTGGCAGACATCGGCACAATAGTTAAAGGCTTGCAATTGGCATTTAGCACGTTTGCAAAAACTGCTATTGGCAAAGCAGTTGTGACCATTGCCACAACTATCGCCATCAATAAGGCAACAGAGGCTCTTGCTGGTAAGCCTAGCGTGAGCAAGCAAGCCGCCGACATTGAATACAGCGGAACTGTAGAACCTCGCCGTATTATCTACGGAGAGGTTTTAGCGTCTGGAATCAACGTCATTCCGCCGATGACCTCCGGCACGACCAACGAGTATCTGCACCAAGTTCTCGCCATTGCGGGGCACGAGTGCAATCAACTCGGCACTGTGTACTTCAACCGCGAGGCCATTGGCACGATCTCGGCAATCAGCGGAACCGATGACGACGGCAAGGTGACAACCGGCACCTACGCTAACAAGGCGTGGGTGCGTCGATACACTGGCACTTCGACGCAGACCGTAGATTATAAGTTAGCAGCAGCAAAGCCAGATCAGTGGACAGCGGCCCACGCTGGCAAAGGCATCGCCTACGTTGCGCTGACCTTTAAGTACGACGAAGAAACCTATAGAACCGGCAAGCCGGAACTGACGCTGCTGGTACAAGGTCGCAAGGTCTACGACCCACGGCTCGACTCTACTCGCAGCGGTGGCAGCGGATCGCAACGGGTTACAGACCCAACCACATGGACGTACTCGACGAACCCCGCGCTGTGCCTCGCCGACTATCTTATCGACGACTCGCTTGGACTTGGCGAGGACGATACCCGCATCGACTGGCTGAAGGTGATGGATGCGGCAGACATCTGCGACGAGACCGTAAACCTACCAGCGTCTGCAACGCAGAAGCGATACACCTGTAACGTCGCACTGACCGCGACTGATAAATTTGAGGACAACATACAAGTTCTGTCGCAAGCGATGGCGGGAGTGTGCTACTACTCGGGCGGCTTGTGGCGCATCTATGCTGGCGCATGGTCGGCCTCTGCCTTCACTCTCACGGACTCTGATCTCGTGAATGGCGGTATCTCGGTTGTCACCGCGTACCCGTATAACCAACGGTACAACTCGGTGCGCGGGCAGTTCGTGAACAAAGACCGCAACTGGCAAGCGATGGAGTACCAGCCGGTTATCAATACGTCCTACGTCTCTGCCGATGGCGAGCAGATGTGGCTGGAGACCGACTTTGCAGCCTGCACAAACGAGTACGAAGCGCAGCGGCACGCCATCCTTCTCTCGCGCCGCAGCCGCAACGGGCAAGTCGCCACGGTTAAATGCGGCATGAGTGCCTTTGGCATTCTGCCGTTTGAAACCGGCACGGTGACGTTCTCCGAGATTGGCTGGACGAACAAGACCGTGCGCTGTGAGGGTTGGCAGTTCGATCCTACGGGCGCAATCGAGTTAGTGCTGCGCGAGGAAGCGTCCACGGATTGGAACGATCCGCTGACGACCGACTATCTGACACCGACGAGCGTTACCACGCCGACCCCAGACATCTACGAGCCAAGCCCGCCGACGAACCTTACCGTCACCACGCTCGAGAGCAGCATCTATCTCTCGTGGTCTGCGCCTACCGTCGTGCCGCTTGGCTCGCAATATGATCTCTATGAGTACACCTCGCAGACCCCATTCTCGTCGGCCACGAAAGTCTGGACGGGAATCTCGACTAACGTATTCCTAGCCAAGACCGACACCACCACGCGCTACTACTGGGTCAAGATCCGCACACCAGATGGCGGCGTGTCCGATCCAGAGCCTCCGGTCAATGGCGTGCCAGCGGGCGCAGCATCACTGCCGAGTGCGCTGTCGCTGTCGGTATCGCCTAGCAGCCTTACCACCTCGGGCACGGGCGCGAGCCTCACCACGGCATCTGCTACGGCCACTGCGGTCGGCGGTACGTCGCCCTATACCTATGCCTGGACACGACAAAGCGGCTCGACCAGCATCTCGGCGGACAGCGCATCCTCGGCGACCAGCACCTTCACCGGAACGAGCCTTGCTAGCGGCACCACCTACGATGCGGTTTTCCGCTGCACCGTAACCGATAACGTTGCGGCCACGAAAACGGCTGACGTTAGCGTGTCGATCACGCGCACCGTCTTTAGCGCATCGGCCAGCCCTGCGACGTTGGTTAAGATCGTGCAGACCTCAAGCGCGACGACCAACAGCACCACGGTCACGCCGACTGGCGGCACCTCGCCCTATACCTATTCGTGGGCATTGCTCGAGGGCGACACGCTCACGGTCAATAGTCCGACCGCAGCGACCACTACATTCAGCAAGACAGGAATGAACACTGGCGAATCGTTCTATTCGACGTATCGGTGTACCGTCACCGATAGCACATCGGGCACCCCGCTGACCGCAACAGCGGATGTGATTATCACCATCGAGCGGAGTGATTGAGGGCGCACACATGATTGATATGTCCAAATTCAAAGTGCCGACAGGTTCGCTGCTGGTAGACGGTGGCTTGGTTGTGGCGCTGATTATCTGGGGCACGCAGATGACCTCAAAACTTGACGCGATCAGCCAACGCCTGGAGAAGGTCGAGCAGACCACGATCCAGCCGGAAGCCGATAGGCGCATTGCGGTGATCGAGGCGCGTGTGTCTGATACCAATACCAGGCTGCAATCAATCGAGGCCAAGTTAGACCGCGTGCTGGAGCGTCGATAGATGGACATCTTCGAAATGTTTACCCGCGCATGGCCGGTAATCCTTGCGCTCATCACGCTCATCATTGTGCTGTCTAAGTTAGACCTTCGCGTCGCGGTACTCGAGGACAAGATCAAAACGCTGTTCGATCTTGTCAACAAACGCAACGACAAATAATCACTGGCGAGGGCTTAACATGAATATGCAGAAGATTGTGGATATGCTTTTCCCTGTACTGCTCGCCGCTGTTGGTTGGCTACTCACGGAGATTGCATCCTTTAACAATCGTTTGCTCTCGGTTGAAAGCAAGATGCCCGCGCTGATCACCGCAGAGGGCGTGCCGACTGACAGCCCTATATCAGCCGAGCGACGGCACAAGATGAAAGAAGAAATCTATACGGATATTCACGATCTGCAAGTGCGGGTTAAATTGATTGAGGAGCGCAACAAATGATGACCATGGTTAGCACCTTTCTCTCGTTCCTCGCTGGCGGCTTGCCGAAGATTCTGTCCATCTTTCAAGACCGGCAAGACAAGAAGCACGAACTGGCCCTTGTCGCAGCCCAGAAGGAGCGCGAGTTGGCATTGGCAGAGCGTGGCTTTCTGGCACAAGCAAAGGTCGAAGAGATCAAACTAGAACAGATCCAGACGCAGACGGCTGGCGAGGAGCGACAGGCTCTGTACCAGCACGACATCGAGATCGGCAAGGGCGCAAGCCAGTGGATGATTAACCTACGCGCTTCGGTGCGTCCAGTTGTGACGTACATCTTTGTGCTCGAGTTAGTCGCGCTCAACGTGGCAGGAGTCTGGTACGCCTACACGACTGGCATCCCGTTTGCTGTTGCGATGGAAAACGTATTCAGCGACGATGAGATGCTGATCTTGTCGTCGATCATTGCCTTCTGGTTCGGGACGCAAGCATTCCAGAAAAAATGAAGGTCAGCGAAAACGCCTTGGCGATGATTCGCCACCATGAGGGCGTAAGGATGCGCCCATATCGGTGTCCGGCCTCGCTATGGACGGTCGGGGTCGGTCACCTTCTATACCCAGCACAGGCCGCGATGCCTGTATCCGATAGGCTACAGTTCCCACTACGCGCAGAGGATGATCGTGTCTGGACTGCTGAACAGGTTGATGCTCTCCTCGCTCAAGACCTTGTGCGCTTTGAGCGCGGCGTGGCCCGATATTGCCCTGCTGGCTTTGCTCATCAAGGCCAATTCGACGCTCTCGTTTCCTTTGCTTTCAATGTAGGACTGGGCAATCTGCAACGCTCATCGCTGCGAATGAAACACAATCGCGGCGAGTTTGAAGAAGCAGCAGAAGAATTTATGAAGTGGACGAAGGCCGCGGGCAAGGTGATGCGCGGCCTAGTGAATCGACGACTTGATGAGCGGAGGCTTTACCTTGGCAAATAAACTCAAGTCGATACAGATGTACGAGGGCAAGTGGTATCGCGTCAAAGGATACAACTACACCGAGTGCTGCGACTGTGCGCTGATCCACAAAGAAGCATTCCGCCTCGTTGACGGCTCGCTCGAGTGGAGCGGTACGCGGGACGATAAACTGACCGAAGAACGCCGAAAGGAACTCGGCATTAAGGTCACACGGAAGAAAACCACAAATGACCGAAAAAAAAGCGACTGACGAGCAGATCATAGCGGCCCTTGCCAAGCACAAGGGCATTCGCACGATGGCTGCTGCCGAGTTGAAACTCTCCGAACGCGGGCTGCTGCGAAGGCTAGCAGCGATGCGCGGTGCAGGGTTAGAGGTTCACGCGACCACCTATCAAAATCGCAACCAGCCGCCCACAGCGGACTTTGAGTTCACGCCACTGCCCGATGACGACATCCCGATTGAGCAACTGATCGAGCAGCGAAAGCGCAAATTTACTCACAAGCGTGAGCACGAAGAGGCCAGCAAACTCATTCCGATTCGCATCAAGATCGGTGGCCCGATTGGGCTGCTGCACTTTGGCGACCCGCACGTTGACGATGACGGCTGCGACATCGAGTCCATAGAGCGACATACGGCCCTCGTAAACGCCACAGAGGGGCTTTTCGCGTGCAACGTGGGCGACACCACGAACAACTGGACGGGGCGACTAGCGCGGCTCTACGCCGATCAGAGCACCTCGGCAGCACAGGCATGGCGCATTGCGGAATGGTTCGTCAATCGGTGTCGTTGGCTTTACATGATCGGCGGCAACCACGATCTGTGGTCTGGATCTGGCGACCCGCTCAAGTGGATTGCGAAGCAGCAGAATTCGCTCTATAAGTCGAGCGAGGCACGCATCGCGCTACGGTTTCCGAACGGTGCCGAGGTGCGCGTTAATGCACGGCATGACCACAGCGGCTCGTCAATCTGGAACCCAGCCCACGGCCCGATGAAGGCCGCGCTGATGGGAACCCGCGACCACATCTACGTCGCAGGACATAAGCACGAGAGCGCGTATAGCGTGCTGAAAGACCCGATCCAAAACATCACCATGCACGCGATTAAGGTAGCCTCCTATAAGGTTTACGACCGCTACGCGAAAGAGCGCGGATTCCGCGACAATTCGCTGTCGCCGTGCGCCCTCACCGTTATCGACCCAAGCCTACCTAACGATCATCCCGACATGGTCAAAGTGTTTTGGGAACCCGAGGTCGGGGCGGACTATTTACGCTGGCTGCGCTCCCGATGAAACTAGAAGACGACGCACTCGAGGAGATGGCGTGGGCCGAACCGGATGCGTGCCAGAATTGCGTGTGGTTTTGTCCGTGGAATGGCATCGGCTGGGGCTGCGCCCACGAGACTGTAAACGGACTACTCGGCGGCATCTGTCGCTGCGGCAGCAAACACTTTAAGCAAGCACGGCCATATAACGTGCGCGGTACTACGCTAGATCGGTAGTCACCACAGATCGACCCCGCCACGCTTTGCCGCCCACTCCGGCGGAGGCACTCGCCGCCACTCATCCCGCCTTATCTGGTTCAATATCTTGAGCCACCGTCTTGAAATTAGCACGATGCATAGCAGCACGGGCGTCAGAAAGAGAATAGATACGAGCAGTTGCATGGTTTGGTTCTCCTGTGGCATCGCAATACCCACAGCGGAACCAGTCTCCGCTGTAGTCTTCAATCCATAGTCGGCCAAAGCAGCCGGGGCAGTTCATTTGTCGCCTCTCGCACGGATGGCGGCAGCGCAAACTCCTACAGCCATCGCCTCGCGTGGATGCCATTGCGTCAGTTTTTCAACTGACGAATCGCACACCTTCGCACACGCCTCCCGCTCGACTGCGGCAACGATGGCGGCGAAGTGCAGGATGTTGTCTGCCTGCGACTCATTGTTTTCAAACTCTGCAATACCCCACTCCTCTGCCAGTAGGATGATGAAGTCGCGGGTCATGGCTCTTGCACCCATCGGCTGTCCATCCTTCGCAATTCACGCACCTCTGACTCCAGCGCCTCTATTCTTGAGACGTACCAGACAATGCGTTCCCGCAGTTCGCGGATTTCCGCTTTGTATTCGCTTACCGTGTGCGGCGTTCGATCCCACTCAACGTCCCATGTGTCAAATTCCATCGCCTTCGTCCTCGCAGTCTTTCATTGCGACTTGACCAATATCTTCGCAAATCTGCGCGGCCATAATGCAAAACCACGCTGCTTTGCGAAGGTCTTTCTCTCTTGCATTACCTTGTTTGCGCCCTGCACGGCTTAAATACTTGAGGGCAGATCCGACACAATAATTCACGCATCCATCATCGCCCAGCGTGGCGCGTATATAGTCGATTGCCTGTATTGTCGAGCCGTTTGGCATCTTCATCTGGTAATGCGGTGGGCTATCAATATCGTTTGGCATATAAATCGGCTTGCGCGACGGGGCCGAACTCCGCTGGATGAGCACGCGCATTGCTGTGAGGTTATGCTGCCCGCTTCTTTAGTCGCTCGTTCAAGTCATAGAGCGCACGAAGGTGCTTGAAGGCAGGCCACGCATCATCGTCCAGGCTCGGGTAAAAGTGATGGCCGAAGTCGCCATTTTCTTTTGAGAACCGCAGCAGATGATAGCCGCCTGTGATGTACGTCCCTCGTGACTCCTCGTAGGCTTTCGCATACGCGACCAACTGGATCAGATACTCGGGATATACCGCACCAGAGGTCTTGAAGTCGCCCAGCACGAGTTGATCGTTCAATCGCCCGATGAAGTCAAGCGTACCGCCGTACTTGTAAGTATGCGACAGCACCGGCACCTCGCAGTCGATGATCTTGAGTTGCGTACCCTTTACCCAAAACTCAAACGCGCTGTAGGCGCTTTTGACTTGAGCCTTGAACGATACAGGGTCAAGCATCCCAGCCTTCTCCATCACTGCATCAAGGTGCGCGTATGGGTCATTGCCCTTGACGAACACCTCGCACATCTCATGCACGCACGTCCCGATCTGCAAGGCGTCGTTCGCCTCGTACAGACCGCCAGGCGCATCCCTTCCTTGACCTTCCAGCACGCCATGCGAACGGCCGGTCTTGTATGCCCAGTTGATGAGAGCGCCGGGGTCTTTGATCTTTAAAATGGTGGTGACACTAGGCACTTTCGTGCCGTCCGCTAGTTTATAGCCGCCTTTTTGGGTAGCCATGACTCACCAATTCTGATCGTCAACAAAGGGCTGCTCTGCCGCAGGCTGCGCTGCGGGCTTCTGCGGCGCGGCTTTGGCCTCTACAATCCTGTTTGCGATCTTGTCTTGCACCCATGTTGGCAACTTATCGAAAACGTCTGGGTTTGGCGCGTCAGTTGAGAACACCAGAACCTCGCCCTCAAGAGCCGGCGCGGTCATAGACTTGGGCAGCGGCATGATTGAGGTGAGATTGGCATAGGTGCGATCACCTTTAACGCTGTGCGTTACATTGATGAATGCAGGCTTGCCGGCAACCTTGCCAAGATCAAACTTCTTGAGTTCGTCTTGCGTGAATGCACGACCGCGCCACGAGGTAAGCAGCCCGTATAGGGTTGACTTCTCATTAAGCGACAGACCAACCGTGCGGCTGATAACAGCCGGCAGGCTGCGCGTCTCGTTGTCCTTGGTGAACTCAACGCGCACCTCGGGAATCTGGAACCGCAGCAATACGGTACGCTTTGGGGCGTACTGACCACCGGGCGAGGGCTGCACGCCGAGATCAACAATCATGTCGCACACTGCGGCATAAGCACCGGCCTCGATAGGCTTGCGCTCGGGATAGTTACCGCCAGATGTTGCGCTTACAAAAATGCTCATTTTCACTTCTCCATTTTTACGGCCACCAAATTTAGTTTGGGATGGGGTGGCTGACCATCATCCAATTGTTACCACTCGCCGGTGATCCATGCGTAGGCAATAAGAAGCACTGCGAAGATGACGAGGAACTTGCACAGCATGAACCATTCGGCTGGGGTTGCTGCGGTGAGGAAGAAATCTGACATGGTTTGCTCCGAGAGGGGCGGCTTATGCCGCCACCTCGTTGTTCATGCAGTAAGTAGAGAGAATCCACTTCGCTCTATTGAGCGTTTGACGCGGATCACCGTGCTGGCCGCCAATTTGTTCTTGCGCGTCTGACATCAGCGACATCGCCATCATCGCCGGACCGCTGAATCGGAAGGTTAGGCTCTGCTCTATAGTCTCGCGCATTTGAGCAACCGTGCAACCAAAACAACGAATTTCTCTAATTTCGGTTGCGTTAACTTTGTTTGACATCTTCTTCGCTCCTTCTATCGCTTCTGGCCCGGCACCGCGCCGTCCATGGAAGCCATCATACACGTTACAACCGTCTTTGCAACCCCTAGTTGTAAATATTTTTCAGACCGTATACAGTCGCATCATGGCTAAAGCAAAGAAGCCGCGCGCGGCGGCGATTATCCGCGCAGTGGACAAGGCGGGCGGTCAGTCAGCACTGGCTCGCATCCTTGGTGTAAGGCCGCAGGCCGTGCAGAAATGGTGCGCCAGCGGCGTGGTGCCACCTCTGCGCGTGCTTGCGGTTGAGGCTGCGACTGGGGTATCTAGGAAGGCTTTGCGGCCGGATATGTACCTATGAAACGTTTCCTTTCATTAGGCGCTGGCGTCCAAAGCAGCACGCTGGCATTGATGATTGCCCACGGCGAATTGGAACCCGTTGAGGCGGCGATTTTTGCGGATACTGGATGGGAGCCGCGCAAGGTCTACGAATGGCTTGATTGGCTAGATTTTGAAATCCAGAGATGTCCGCGCCCGTTCCCGATTTATCGGGTAACGCAAGGCAGCATTCGCGATGACATCATTTCTGGCACAAATTCAACAGGGCAATCGTTCATGTCTGTACCGTGGCATTTGCTTAAACCGAATGGCGAAACCGCCATGAACAAGCGGCAATGCACAAGCGAATACAAGATTAAACCCGTGCATAAGAAACTGCGCGAATTGCTTGGGTACAAATTTCGGCAGCGAATACCAAAAGACGCTTGCCAGTTGTACATGGGCATTTCAATGGATGAAATTTTTAGAATGAAGCCATCGTGGCAAGCGTGGCTTGTGCATACATGGCCTTTAATTGACAAAGGCATGGCGCGGCACGATTGCTTGGCGTGGATGGAGCGTAAAGGTTACCCATTACCGCCAAAGTCCAGTTGCATTGGTTGTCCGTTCCACAATAACGACGAATGGCGATCAATAAAATCTGATGCTGAAGCATGGGCAGATGCCGTGATGATTGACAAGTTAATTCGCAAACCTCGTGGAAACTTTCAGTCAGAACAATTCATGCACCGCGACCGCGTTCCGCTTGACCAAGTGGATTTGTCCACCGCCGCCGATCACGGACAGGTTGATATGTTCAACAACGAATGTGAAGGAATGTGTGGAGTATGAGCAACCCAGTTGAACTCACCGCAGTTGTCTCGGTGGAGAAAGTCCTAGAACTCGCCAAGCGGTATCCAGTCTTTCCATGCCGCCGCCGCGACGAAACCGACGCCACGGGGCGAGTGCAGCGTGCCAAAAGTCCGCTGACCAAGAGCGGATTCAAGGACGCCACGCAGGACGAACAGCAGATTCGCAGATGGTGGTCAGACCATCCCGATGCGCTTGTGGGCGTGCCGACCGGGAGCCGCACGAGCCTTGCCGTGGTGGACTATGACCACAAATCGGCAGGCACGGCCGCGCAGGATTGGATCATGGAGAACCAGCAGCAACTGGTCAGCACGAAGATTCACCAGACCGGCGGCGGTAGTGGCGGCCGGCATTACCTGTTCAGCCTGCCGCATGGCGTAAAGATTCGCGGCGGGGTTTCCGTCACTCTTGGGAAAGTCAAGCGCGAAGGACTCGACATCCGCGCAGAGGGTGGCTACATCATCTGGTGGCCGCTGCACTTTGGGCAGCAAGGGCCAGCGAACGATCTACAGCCGCTGCCAGCCGGACTGATAGACGAGCGCCGGATGGACTTGGAACTACCCGCAGAGGTGGCGAAGAAACTGCCGCCGAAGCCGGGCACCAGTCAAGACTTCCAGCGCGATCTGCCGCGCATCACCGAGGCGGTGGCGTACATTGACCCGAGCAGTTACGACGCATGGCTGATGGTCGGCATGGCGTTGCACCACGCGAGCGGCGGAGCGGATGACGGCCTAGAACTCTGGGATGCCTGGTCAAGCGGTGGGGTGACCGGAGAGTTGCCAGCGAACTACGCAGGCCGGGCCGACATCGAGTACCGATGGCAGTCGTTCCACCTCGACCGAACAGGAGGTGTGACGCTTGGGAGCCTGTTTGCTGCGGCAAAGGCTGGCGGGTTTGTGTCCATGCCGGAGGCAGTACGGCTTGGGCCACCACAGCGCGAAGAGCCGGGCGTGGATTACAGCGATGTCCCAGAGGCTCAAGGAATGATCCGCAGCCTCGAGCCGGAGGTGGCGCGCGGCGTATCGCAGGGCGTACACGCAGTGTCAGCACGTCGGCTCGTTCTTCGGGCCATCAATGAGATCGTGGCGGAGCGGCGAGAGGCCACATGGCTGATCCACAACGTCATCGAGGCCAATGTGCTGGCGGTGCTCGCGGGGCCGCGTGCCTCGTTCAAGTCGTTTATCGCGCTTGACTGGGCCATGCGGATTGCGATGGCCGATAACCCTGTCGTGATCCTCTCTGGCGAGGGCGCTGGCCTAGGTCGCAGAGTCGAGGCATGGATGCAGGAACACGGCAAGGGGCGAGACCTTTTCGAACTGAAACTGATGGCGCTTGAGTCCGTCGCCAACCTAAACGCCGACGATGAGATGCTGATGCTTCAGCAGGCCATTGATGAGGCTGGTATACGGCCTGCGTTAGTGATCGTGGACACCTTTAGCAAGTTCAGCGCCGGGCTCGACGAGAACAGCAACCAAGAGGTTGCCGAGTATCTGTCCAGACTGACCATCGGACTGCGTGAGCGATACACGGCCACGGTATTGCTCGTAGCGCATTCGGGCCACGGTGACGCGAAGCGTCCGCGAGGGGCATCCGCGCTGATGGCTAACCCAGACTCCGAGTACATAGTCGAGCGTCCAGACGCGCAGGCAATGGTGGTGACTGTGACGCGGGAGCGGTTCAAGGACACGGCCAGTATGCAGACTCTCGCTTTCGAGGCGCACGAGGTCAGCCTAGGCCGGGCGGATAGGTATGGCGAGGCGGTGAAGTCGCTGGTGATGAGAGAGACCAATGCTCCGGGCAAGGCGGCTGTGGCTCACTCGCCCCAAGGCAAGGCTCAAAGGACGATCCTGTCGGCCTTGCGTGAGCGGCAGAAGAAGTCCGAGACGCCATTGGTTTGGACGGTCGAGGAGATACGCCAGATCGGTCGGGAGTGCGGGCTGTCGAGACAGTCTGTCCACGATGCGGTCGAAAAGTTGATGTTCTCACCCTTCCTAAAGTCCACGATAGGTGGCTCTATGCTGGGTGAGCCATGATGTCCGAAAATGTCCGAAAACGTCCGAACCGGACAGTTTCGGACGGTCAAATATGTCCGAAAATGTCCGAGAGTCCTTTAGGACTCGGACATTCGGACATGACCCACGGACATGGAACGGACAATAGGGAGATGGCATGAAGTACAAGACGGCAAAGACTAAAGGTGTTGTTTTGGCGCAACCTGTTGCGAGGACGCAACTAGCCAAGAGAATGCTGGCCGAACTTGGCCCGGATGACTACAGCCTGCTCAAGACCTTTCAAGAAAGGTTTGGGGCAAGGCTGGTGCATTACCGTGACCAGCACGGCGAGGTCGGGACAGATACGCTGGGCGACAAATGAACCAGACCGGACTTCCGCTGCCTCGCCCGCTGACATGGCACGACGACCCATTCTGGGGTGCTGTGTCCGCTTGCGGGACGTATGCCATTCGCCCCATATCTGTTAACGGCCGCGCAGAGTTCGTCCTGTGGCGCTTTAGGCGCGACACGAAGACAGGCATACCTAACTGCTTAGGTACGTTTGAATCGCCTCAAAAGGCTTTAGAATCGATTATATGAAGGCTAGGAAGGACTGCCCTGTCTGCGGCGTCGAAAACACGGGCGGTAAAGTCCACTCTTGGCATAAGCAAGCCGCCAAGCGGTCGGGCTATACCATGCAAGACCTACAGCAGATGATCTCGACATCTAAAACCACGGTCGAACTCATCCAAATTGTGTCCGATGCAGTAGACCGGGCGAGATACCCAGACGGGTGGAGGTCAAAGCCGAAGAAGCGCACCGAGTATCATCGTGAATACTACTGGCGATACGCAGACAAGCGCCGCGCGCAACGCAAGACCAGTAAACTGTTGCGTAGACGTGTGCGACCGATCATCGTCGAGTTATGCAAGGCAGTGGACATCGGCAGGCTGACGGCAAACTGGTAGCCATGAACATCCTATTTTCCCTCGCCCTATTCGGCCTCTGCTATCTCATCTCGATATGGGTAGACCGCGCAGTGCTCGACGCTGCCCTGCTTTACCTGTTGCTACGGATACTGGATCGGTCATGAGGTACGCTATGCGCCGCGACCTTAACGATTCGGAGATCACCGCAGCGGTTAAGGCGGCGGGGTTTAGCGTCATCGACTACACCAAAGCCGGCCTAGGCATCCCCGACAAACTCGCCATCAAGCCGCTACCGCAACCCGGAGAAAACGGCGAGCGGGTGTTTTTTATCTGTTGGCTAGAGATCAAGAGCGCGAGCGGCCGGCTCTCCGATACCCAGCAGATAGCGCGGGCAGTCTGGGAGCCACGAGGCGAATGGATCGAGGCACGCGAGGCCGACCAAACGGTGCGGGATCTGATGGAAAGGTACGACGCGAAAGTAAAGCCGGAGTGTGCGCGATGATCGAGTGGACGCGAGTTAGGCTGGCGCAGTGGGGCAGATGGTCGAGGGGGCGTGCAGTGTCGGGCTACCCATCGGCCTCGGCGTTCGTATTCGCTAACTCGGGCGCACGCGCAGCGCACGACGCATCCACGGCACCGGATGACATCGCCGAGATAGACGCGGCTGTTGCCAAGGTTTCGCCTCCGTTGCGACAGGTCTTGGTCATCTACTACTGCACCTCTGCGCCGCTCTGGTTTAAGGCTGCGAGGCTTTACATGAGCCGCCGAACCCTCATGCGCCGGGTTAAGACAGCGGAAGAAAAAGTAAATTTTTATTTACTACTTGATGCCGCCCCGAAAACATGATACAAGCGCGTACAATTGGGGATCGTCACCTCGATACGATTTCAGCCTCGACCGGCACACGCTCACAGGTTAGTTTGACCACACGCCGACCACCGAGGCACCTATGCAGTTAGATGTTCGCGTCGACCTACGAGATGCCGAACGCTACCTCACCGGGCTGCGAAAGGATCAGATCCCATTCGCTACCGCATACGCGCTGACGCAGACCGCCAAGCAAGCGCAGAAGAACATCGTCGATACGATGAAGCGGGTATTTGATAGGCCAAAGCCGTACACACTGAACGGCACCTATGTAAAGCCCGCGACGAAGCGCGACTTAACGGCCATCGTTAAACTGAAGGACGGATACTTCGGCGAGTCACCCAACACCAAGAAGGGCACAGCAGACCAGTATCTTCGAGCACAGGTACAGGGTGGGCCACGCAGACCTAAAGCATTCGAGCGGCTGTTGATTAATCAAGGCGTGATGCCGCCAGGATACTTCGCCATCCCGACGAACTTCGCACCGAAGGACGCATTCGGCAATGTGCCAGCGGGTTACTACACTCGCGTGCTATCGCAACTGCAAATAGGCGATGAGTTCCAGCGAGCGAACAAGACACGAAAGACACGGCGCAAGACTCCGAAACCTAGTGACTCAAGCCCGATAAAGAAGCGGGAGGAGTCCAAGCGCAAAGAGCAACGCCGACAGCAGACACCGAGCGCACCTCGCAAAGCGAAGAAGCGAGTAGCCTATCCGATGTTCAACGTGTACCCAAAGCGTGAGAAGAATCGGCACCTAAAGCCCGGCATCTATGAACGGGTGAGCACTGGGTCTGGCAGCAAGGTGCGGCCCGTGTTCCTATATGTGAGCAGCCCACCAAAGTATAAGGCACGGTTGCCGTTCAATCAGATCGTAAAGGACGCATCGCAGGACTGGCTGGCCTACTACTTCGACAGAGGGTTTCGCATTGCAAATGCGACGAGCCAAGGAACGATCGCGCAGCAAACTGACGCGCTCATGGCTGCGGGCATCGGCGACTACTTCGGCGGGACGATACGATGATCCACGCTGACGATGTTCAACAGTGCTACGGGTCCTCCCACAGGTATCGCATCTGGGGGTAATTCGGAC